GCCCTGGACTAGAGGCGGTTCACTCCGATCCGGGCAAGGACCGCTCGATGGCCGACTGGAATGTGCATTCCGGTACTCTCGGTGGACGCTGCTCGCAGGTCCCGGTCGACATGATGGGACTCACCGAGGCGCAGCGGGCCAGCCTTGCCGCCCTCGCTCCCGGATCTCGTATCACTCCTCCGTCGTACGCCTACATGCCCTCCGGTCTGATCCTGATCGTAGAGGGCGTGGAGCACCACATCGACGCCGAGACGTGGACGGCGACATTCAAGACCAGCCCCGACATCTACAGCCGGCTCCTGATCTGGGACTCCGGAGACACCTGGGATGGCGGGAAGTTGTGGGCACCATGAGGAAGAGGTTCTGAGATGGCGATTGTCGCGGGACAGCCCGCTTCTGCGGCGGACGTGAACGCCTTGCTGCAGATGGGATCAAAAGTCACATTCACCACGACCACGCCCGCGGGGTCGGGGTGGCACCGAACCCTTCAGGGCGGGGAGTTCACGGAGTTCTTCTTCCTGTCCACCGGCAACGTCTCGGCTACCACTACGGTGACGCTGGACTACACGATGCCGGTCGACAACCGCCCCACCAACAAGACCACCATCACCGCCGCTTCCTCGACCACCACCAAGCTCGCGGCTGCCGTGGTCGACTCGGCAGGCGCGGTCGCGGTCTACAACGGGCACAGCTCGGCCGCAGTCGTCTACATTCACGGCATCTACCCCAACGCCTGAAGCCATGACGGACGAGATGACGCAGCACTCGCTCTCCGAGCGGCTCGTGCGCATGGAGGGCAAGCTCGACGCCTATGCTGCGGGCCAGTCCGCGACTCTCGCCGAACACGCGCGGCGGCTCGACGGCCACGACAAGGACATCCGTGAGCTGCGGGAATCGGAGACCGCTCCACCGGTATCGGTCAAGTCGACATCCACGGCGCAATGGGTCGGCATCGGCGTCTCCCTGCTCGTCGCACTGATTGGCGTCCTTGGGTTCATTGTGACCCTGATCCGCATCATCCCCGACGTCCCCTGATCCATCCATCACTGCTACCCCGAGAGAGGGGCGCTTCACCATGCCTGAATCCGATGCGGATCTGATCGCCCAGCGCGACGAGCAGGAAGCCGAACGCGACGACTGGACCCCGCCCATCGATGAGCCCGAGGACGGCACCGACGAGGAGGTGCAGTGATGGTCGCCGGCGTGACGTCGATCGGCGGCAAGTTCTGGCTTGCCGGTGATGCTGCAGCGTCGTACCTGCGCATGGTCGCCGACAGCGGCAACCTGACCGGGCTGGCCGCGGCGGGGCGCACCAGGGAGCAGCAGGCGGCGCTCTACGACGCATACCTCCACCACGGCGGCAACCTCGCTGCGAAGCCGGGCCACAGCCTGCACGAGTCCGGCCTGGCGATCGACGTGACCCGCAAGAGCCCGCTGCAGGTGTGGATGGTCGCTGGCGGCTCGACGATGAGCGTTCACGGTGGCGAGGGGACCCGCGCGCAGGAGTACGGCTGGTTCCGGACCGTGCCGTCGGAGGCGTGGCACTTCCGGTACTACCGGGCCAAGGACAAGCACCGTGCGGCAGCCCTGGCTGCCCGTCTCGTCGAGCTTGGCTACTCCAACGTGAAGGCCTTCCAGAAGGCGCACGGCCTCGTCCCTGATGGCGTGGACGGCCCGCTGACGTGGCACGCGCTACTCACCGGCACCA